AAGGGGGGTTAGCGCGACCCGAGTCTCTGTTGGAGAGATAGGGCCGCCACGTCCACGAGCTTCGCTCGTGTGCGCGCCTCAGAGGCAAGGTGTTCTCCTACCCATCGCGGGTAGAGAAGAACGCCAGAGGGACCACGTGTCCTCCGCACCCAGACCAGGTCAGGGAATGGCATTTCGCCTCGGTCAAGAGAGGCTAGGAAGTGGGAAGGAAGTTCCTTGTAAGGAACCAACTTCTTCTTCCAAGCCTTGATGGCCTTGGAGATCGTCCTTTCCCCCAGGCGAGTAGGTGTCTGGTGGTCTCCGAGGGAGAGGCAGAAGGACCTGTACTGTGAAACAGTACAGGCCTCCTGCAGCTCCTCTTGGGTTCCGCACAGCACGTACTCAGCCTGGTCGACCGGCTGGGGCGGTGGAACGTCTATGGGCGAGACGACGAACGTCCCATCGGCGAAGTAGTCATTCAACGCGAACTCCGACAGCTCTGAAGCGAGCTGCCAAGTCGAGTTGATGTGACCCTTCAGGAGGGCGGGGAAGTCCCCAACACCGCGCGCACTGGACCAAATGGCCCGTGCGCGGACGGCCCTGGCCTCACGGCCAGGACCGCCAGGTGTGGGGATCCCCGACCCCCCAAACCGAATAGGAAGTCCGTTAGTCAAGCCCAACCTCGCTGCGAAGGTTCGGAGGCCTGGGAACGCTTGGGAAACCAAGCGCGCCAGGACCTCCGACCCTCCGGGGTGGCTTGCCCAGCAGGAGTCGAACGAGAAGAGCATCTTCAAGGTCGGAGCCAACCGAAACCGTGACGATTCGTCTCGGAAGACGTCGGGTGCCTCGGGCCTGATGAATCCTCGTAGTGGGATCGACGCATGGCGTCGACCTCCGCTAATGAGGCCATCAGAACCGACGGCAAACTCGAACAGTCTTTCGAGGAATACGCCACGGAGACGGTTAGGACTCTTGACCAAGAAGTGCTTACCCGGCGACTCCTGTCCTCCGGACTCCCGCACCACACCTGTGTAGGCGACGCTAACTTCTGCCTGACCGGCAGAAAGCGCGTCGTCGCCACAGATCTGGTAGCGGTTCCGGTTGTGGACGACAGGCAAGGGGATTCTGAGGGCCTTCGACACTCGGACTTTGGCCTCGTCCCACCAGAAAAGGTGGGCGAGGGACAACAAAGCCCAGGTAGTCGGAAGGCCCATCAGGATTCCCCTCGAAGTCATCTCAACCGGAGCGAGTCCGGAGGAGGTAGGATACGTAAGCCGCTGAGGGCCCGTAAGGACCCTGAGCGACCGTATCTCTACCCTGGTAAAGCGACCCGACTCCTCGAGACCGTCCACAAACGCACTCATCTGATCGAGGGCGATGAGGTCGGACGCGTACCGCAGGTCCGTGGACGTCAGGCAATCACCTGACGCACCCACGAAGCTGTCGATAAGCTCCGAGTCCTCAACACCCGCGAGAGGTGAGGCGCTGTGTTGGTCCTTGCGGAGTCCAGCGAGGAGACGTTTCCTGGACACGTGTCCCAGGAGATGGAGGAAGGCGGGGGATTTCGTGACGATCCGGTTCTTGAGGCCGCGCTCGTTGATCACGAGAACTTGAGAGGTCGGTAGACCCTCAAGCTTTTCGAGACCTTCAAGCCCGTGCATCAAGAG